ATTCCCATTCACTAATAACAATATTCCCCATTGAAGCAACATCTTTGAAATCCTGATTATGTTTTATGTATGAATGTACTCCACACAATAAAGCAGCAGATTTCTCAGAACGATTTTTCATTAAAAGAGTTTCTTCTGGGTTATTAGTAGTACGGGCTTTTCTGCGATTTTCCAAAATTAATTCGTCGCAGTAGATAAATCTAAACTCAAAAAAGCATGATCTTTTAGCTGCATCAGATGATAATAATAACCAATCAACCTGTTCCTTTTTCCGTGGAAATCCATCAAGGTACAGATCAACATTGTTTCCTCTTGCCAGTCTGAATGAATGATGAAAAATACTTTTGACAAAGTTGTCAGTTTCAACTGGTGCACTCGGATTATCTAAATGCTGGAAAAATCTCGGACCTAACATTTCCCGGAAAAATTTCCCAAAATGTACTGTGACAGGTCTTTTATCTCCACTTTCAGTGATTGTTTTCACTACATAATCAATGTATGTAGATTTTCCGACTCCTGATACACCTAAAACACAAATTATTCTCGTCATGTTAATAACTCCATTTCACTATTCTTTGCTCCTGTACCGAGAAGTTTCAATTGACAACCAGAATATTCCATCATAGTTTTTCCTATGAATTTTAGCCAGTTACTATCCTTACCATCCGGAAGATAATTAACAAAATTCATAAACATGTAGTCTGGTTGACAATACCGAAGAAATCTGTATAATTGTTTCATACTAAATGAAAATACACGACGTACTCTTTTGGTTACTGATGTGTATTCCCTAACGTCTTTACCACACATTTGACTGATCTCTTCCCACACCATTTCTCGCTGATCGGTGTAACATGGTCCACTTGTACCTCCTTCAATGTTTCCAACTCGTATTGGGTGACACCGGATTGAACCTATAATCGAACCAAGCATTCTTGGATGAGCACCAGCATTATCAAGGAAACGACCAAGAAGACAATCTCTGCTTGTAACAAATGGCCAACTATGACCAGCATTCAGACTGAGATCGAAACCTTGTGAAGTTTCTATTAAAGTTGTGCACTCCGTTTTTGTAAGAAGTTGGTGTGTATCAGCAACAAAATGACTTAAATCACCATCAGAATACGCGAGAATACAATTATCTGGATTCCTACGCATTTTTCTTATCTGAGCTTCAGCACATCCTTGCATCGTACTGGCAACATGACGCAAATTCAAACTTTCCGCTTCTTTATCTTTATAAGAAAGAACCGAAGCAAAAGGATGAATGTATAAAGGAACCTTTTGTTGTCTTACCCTACCGGCAATTTCTAATTCTTTGAAAAGAACTGGTTTGGAAATGACGGCATGTGGACCAATAAGGACTCTCTTAACGTTTGGAAATAGAGAACCCATTGGAAGCATTTTAAACATAAATTTTTCAGTAGTGTCAGCAATAAAGGTGTGACCGGCGTTTGGCATAAAATCCGAAACAACAGTGTCAATTTCAGAATAATGACTTAAAAGCCAACCAGCTAATTTACCTTTACCAGTTGAACCCCATTGACCATCAACTAATATATTAACAAAGCCCTTCTTAATCATAGTCTCAACCTTTCATATATGTCATCACCACTTATATGACGATTGGTGCAAACATCTGGTTCCACTAAATAAAAGAAAAGAGGAACCGACCAACACAGCCGGTTCCCCACGGAGAGAGGAAAAACATCAAGTTTATCCAAGAATGTCTGCTAAAACATCCTTTGATTCGTCGTCATCTTCGCTGTCGGATTCTTCCTTCTTTCCTTTTTTCCCTTTCTTTCCTTTCTTAACCTTTGCCCCACATTTTTCAAAATGGGAACAGCCCTTACAATCAGCATCTTCTGGGTCGTAATAATCCTTGTCACCGAAACACTGAGGATCATCAGATGAAGATGTTTCCTCAGGCTCTTCCTCAGGCTCTTCCTCCATCTTTATATCTTCGTAAGGGAAAATATCGACATCACCATCATCGAAAGTAATTTCCGCTCCTTCTTTCGCGATTTTCGATACTTTACCGTGGTATGGCTCACCTTCAATTTCAGCCACTACTCTCGAACCAATTTCGAATTCCGGTCCTTCTTCTTCTTCAACAAGCGTTAAGGTTGATAAATCTACGTTGTAGATCTCGCCCTTGGAATCACGGATAGTGACATTTCCTGTGGTTTCGTCAAAGTCGTCAACTTCACAGATTTCATCCTCATCTTCGTACTTGACTTTGGAACCGACTTCAATGCCAGAAGGCTTTTCTTTCTTTGACGTTTTCTTCGGAGTCTTTCCACTCTTGGCAGATACTTCTTCTTCTTTCTTTGCCTTGCCATCGGATTCTTCCTGTTCGATTTCATCCTCGGAGTAAATATCTTCAGGAAATAAACCTATACTTTCGCAGACTGATCTCATGGATGGTATTCGAATTTTATCGATTGGATCGACAACTTCATCAGAGATGCTCTTCTTTATCGGTGTGGGTTTTCTTTCCACTGAAGTTTTATATTCAGTATCAAGTCCGCTTCCGGTCACTTTAATTTTGAAACAGCAACCTTTCTTCGGTTCGAGAACGTCCTTCCAATCATCATCCGTGGCAAATGAACAGATAGCCTCAAATACTGTTTTGGGCATTACCCAAAGGCGAACATTATCTGGGTCATTGTCCACATCGACAGCGTTCATGACGTATCTTGTTCGAGTAGTAAATTTTTGATCCTTTCCGTTATCACGACGAATCTTGTTTACGCGGCAGATTGGACATGGTAGGTCGGCAAGCTCGAACCGACAAACCCCCAATCCTCTTCCACCTTGATCCTTAATACGATGCTCCGATCTGGGTTGAGCAAATCCAACTCTACCCTTGGAATTTGTGTATTCCAGAATCCGGAGTCTGTACGTGTTGCCGGACTTTGGATAGCGAAACATTCCGCTACGCCTCTGAGCTTCTTCCATTTGTTGGTCCAGCAAATCTCTGTCTACTGCCATAATGCTACCTTCCTTTCTTCTTAATTTGTCCCATTAATTCTAATGTTTCTTTAAGCTCTTTTGAGCAATCGTTCAAACAGTCTTCGAAACACTCACTATATTTATCACCATCTTCCAGTGTTTTGCCCATCCCAAATTCAAGTCTTAGTGATTCATAATTCCCAAGATTAATTGTTTTTGCCACTGATACGAATACTCTATTTCCGTTTAACCCATCAGAAGCATGAGCAAAATTACCGGATTGAACGTTTGCCCTTCCTGTTTTATTCTTCTTCGCTTTCTTCGGCATAAGAAACCTCTTGATTCAGGATATGTTTTATTTTGTGCCAATCTTCTTCGGCAAATTCCAACCCAGATTTCACTGATTTCATTCTTTCTTCTTTGTCTGGACTGTTGAATAAGGATTTTGCCAATTTCAAATAAGACATCAGGTTGATTATTGACTCATGGACTGTACGATTCAATTCGAATAACTTATCAACTTTTATTGGTTTTAACTTTTCAGGTTCTATTCCCATAAATAATCCATTGCACATCACATCAAATTTACCATGTGCATTTAAACCTATGATTTGACCTGAATATTCTTTTCCATTTTCACCCGAAACTGTACAAAAATCTCCGGTTTTGAATGTTTGAGTTGAATCACTCATTTGTCTAACTCCTTCATGTCGAATGGTTTTAATTGTAGTAGATTAGGACCAAACTTAATGTCCACTTCCATTTTTACCGGTTTATCTTTCCAATACCAATCTTTATTGTGTGACAAAAGACATTCCACAACATTTCTAATAACTGGTATCATGTGAATCTTATACGTATCCACAATAATACTATCATGAACAGTGCTAACCACCAAAGCAGGATAGTCTATAATAGCAAGTCTATCTCTTGTTCTACATAATCCAATAAGACAAAAAGAATTCCCTGTACTCTGGATTGGAAAATTAGAAGCTTGCCTTAAAGCTCTATTAGCTTTTGACTTATTAGCGTGCCTTGCATCTTTAAGATGACGAATGGCCCCAAATAAATCCTTAACTTCAAGAAATTTAACTGCCTCTGCGTGCTTTTCCATTCTCCAATTGTAAGCACCAACAAAACGTCTATTATAAATATCAACAATTTCTTGTGCTTTCTCTAATGATATATTACTTGCTTGGGCTAAACCGGCAGCAGTTTGACCATACATAGAACCGAGATTTCTTCTTTTACCAATACTTCTCTGTTCATCTGTAACATTTTCATAATCAACACCAAAAATTTGCCCAGCAACAAATCGGTGAAGGTCCATTCCTTCATTTAAGGCTTTACACATCAGGACGTCACCGGACCATCCAGCTAACAATCTCGGCTCAAGTTGCTTGTAATCAAATACCAGTAATACGCCATCTTCACCAAATCTCGACGTAAAAACTTTCTTCACTAATGAAGTACCGGGAATGTTTTGTAAATTTGGGACAGTAGAAGACAATCTGCCTGTCACGGTGACGTCCTGATTAAACATACTATGACAACATCCATCCGGACCAGTGTATTTTTCCCACTTAGATAAGAATCCACTCATCATACTGGATAAAGATCGAACTCTTAATAGGTCAGATACTACTGTATTTTTCTTGAAAACTTCAAGAACATTTTTATCCCATCCAGTCTTTTTATCACTTTTATGACCAAACAATTTAACATCAGAAACAGGCTTTAATTTTAATTGTTTGGCACACAAATAATCTGTCTGTTTTGGACTCTTTGGATTATAAACATCTCCGGGTTTAAAAGTCTTTATGTTTTCCTCTGCCCATGTTTCTGTCCGAATCACTTCTTTATGTCGTCTCAAATCATTCATTGCGACAGTGATTTGTTTTTTGGTTTCCTTTCTAACAGTACCCAAAATACTCTTATTTACATACAAACCATCCATTTCAACACCGGCAAGATGCATGGAAAATAATCTTCTTTGATTATATACTTCATGCAATGGAACAAGATCGTGTCTCATCTTTCGCCATATTTGATATGTTAATAATGCATCAAGCGAATTATACCTAAGAAGCTTATCAAGTGGTACTTTAGCTGCATTTTCGGCAATATCACGCATTTCTATTTTGTACCCGGACCAAGGAATATGATAAAAATGTCCAACAGAGCCAAGTTTAGCACTTGACAATTCATTCATCACATTCATACCCATTGCTGTATCTTCACAACGCCATGTTTCACCAAATATTTTTATATTACATTTATGTTCGTATTTGGAGTAGTGAGCAATGGTATTACCAGATTTAAGTAGTCGTTGCCATTGAGCATAAATTTCAGGAACAAATGGAAAGGCAAAACCACCCTCATCACAACCTACACCAGCCGATAATATTTTAAATTTATCACATAATTCCGGACGTAAAGCTGACGGTTGACCATCTGTTTCATAATCATATGCGAAAATATCTTTTTTATGAAGAGAAGCAAGAAATCTAAAAATATCATTGTTGTCGGTTAATAGAGTTGTATCTGGTGCTTCTACCATCTTTTCATTTAGAAGGGATTGAGCTTTATCCCAACCATCGTACCAAGCATTAATAGCTTTTTCATTGGCTCCACCTTTTCGGCCTTGAATTCGCAAAATATAAGCTGGATGATAATTAAAAACCACCGGATACTCAGTATTCATAGTTCCAAGCTTGACCTTGATTCCTTGTGAATTTCTTTTACATGCATCTATTTGTTTTGAATTTGGTTTTGAATTTGACCAACATCGCACCGTGTTATCAATAATATAATTCTTGAAATATTGATTCAAAACTACACGTAGCACAGCCCCACTTCTACCAAAAAATGGTTTACCAGTTTTGTTTTCCTCCTCACCTGGACTCTCTCCAAGAATTAAGATATTCGGACGTTTACCTTTATAGTGAATCTCCGGGTACACTATAAGATCTCTTGTTTTATGACGAGAACATCTTGTACAACCAAAAAGATCGGGCATTTTTACTCCTTTGTCCACCAATCTTTAAAATTATCTATTTCCTTCATAGTTTCTACCGGATCACCTCTGAATCTAATACTCCTATCATCAATATAAAAGTTAGCGACTGGTTTTCCCGGATTATTTGCCACTAAACTTGAGTTTGTGTTTACTTCATCCACAAGCAAATCCAGACGATACGATTTTAACCAGTCATTTACTTCTACTTGCCCTCTTGTGGTGAATACAACAATCTTAAAACCACGTTTCTTTAAATCTTCCAAAAAACTTTCTGCCCATGGATAAGGTTCACCAATTTGGAAAGGTCCTTGGTAACCAGAATATTTAGCTAAAACGCCATCAAGATCAACACAAACTGTTCCATATGAATCTTGTCCATTAGTTTCGGCGTCAAGCTCATCTTTTAGAGCTTCAAGCATAGCCAAACCATTTGTCGTACCACCACCTTTGATGTGGTTCATTGCAATCTGTATTCTTGTTTTAATTTCGTCAGTTATCATTTGCCAATCTCCTTAATTCTAAAAATTGTTTGATTTCAAGGTGAAATCTTCTTCTTGTTCTTACTACAGATAGCCCGTATTTTTTAGCCATCATTTGATGAGCACCGGCGAACACACCATTTTCTACAATATATTGAAGATATTGTTGAAGACGTGGTGTCAATGGTAAATCTTTTGTTTTATGATTACTTGATTTGTTAACATTTTTACTATACTCCATCAAAAGAGAAAGGGAATTATTGCTAAATTGTATCGCGGCTTTTTTAATAGCATTAAGACCAATTTTGAGCAAATAAGCTCTTATTGTCCCGCTATTTTTAAGATTAGCATTATCAAGTTTCTGCCAAATTTTCAATCGTGCTTCTTGCATTGCATCATCCACACAATGACGAGCATTCTTAAATGCCATTGATAATAGTATCGGTTCAAGTTTATTAATTAATATTTCAAATCCCTCATCCGATTCTTTTGCATTAATTAACAGACTCTTCCATATTTTTGAATTTAAGTCCCGCATAATCATCCGTGTAAAAGGTACTTAATTCATACCAAGTTATGCCAGAAACAGAAAACATTCTTATATTCTGGTTTCGAGTTTCAAACAATCTATTAATTCTCTTGCTCGAAACTTTACGTCTCACTGTAGCCCAAATGCCAGTCTCGTTCTTAACAATAATCATTATATCACTGTCATCATCGAGGTCGTTCAACCATTTTTTAAGAACATCACTTATCATCCTCATAAAAGTTTTAGTCGGTTTTAGCATTGCATGAACCGAATAAGCTGATCTGTGCTTGCATTCCACAATTAGAGGAAAA